GAATTTATTCAATCTGAGGAAGAAGAAGGGCAAGAAATTAGAAGAGCAAAACTTTACATAACTCCAGATTTGATTGGTGATAATCAAGTTACGTTCCAAGATAAGGTAAAGCTTACTTATGATGGGCAACTAAGAACTGCACAGATTTATGACATTAACACTAAAAAAGGCAGCCAGGTCTATCTTTACATTGTCATGGTACGTTTTTAATGGCTAGAAAAAAAGATTTAGTAAATAGTGATCCTGCTGCTGATCTTCAAGCTCAAATTAATGCTGATTTTAATACTGTCATAAGAAAAGCTCATAAAAGTTTGTCAACTAAAACTCATAGTCCTGTGTACACAGGATTTTTTGCTTCAAGCTGGAAGGTACAGACAACTGGTGTTAGACCTAAAGATGATATTAGAAACTTTAAACCTTGGTCTAATATTAAAAAGAATAGTACTAAGTCAATTAATGGTAAATGGGTTAGCACAAGACCAAGCAATCCAACTATACGAATAAGGTATCCAGTTACTAGAACCTTTAATATTAATAGACCTGTTTTTATTGGAAACAGAGCAACACACGCTGCTTTTGCTTTAGAAGGTGGTAAAGTTCAAAATTTCATACAAGGTCGTTTAGGTAAAATTATTAAAGACACTATGAAAGAAAAGAAAACTAAAGGTAGAATATTTTTACAAGCAAGACAAAGTCCTGGTTTTGGTAGTATCGGTAAATCAGCATCATCTACGGAGCTTAATTTATGAGTTTAAAAAATACCCGTGCTGCATTTGAAAAAGCGGTTACTGATGCTGTTTTAGACGATGACCCAACCATATCAATGGTTTATGACAACTTAAATTTTAATACTCCTGGACAAGAACAAAAATATGTAGTGATGAATGTAAATTATTCACAATCTACTATTCAGCCTCATGGTGCTGCTTTAGATTATTATTCTGGAGTTATTCAATGTAATATTCATGTTCCTAAAAATGTTGGGACAAAAGTATTAATAGAGATTGCAGAGAAAGTTATAGATGGATTAACTTCCGTAAATGCTTCTGATTATACTGATACTTTTTCAGTAAAACCTAGAGTGCAAGATATGGTAGGACCAAGTTTATTAGATATTGAAGAAAGAAGTCATTTTGTTGGCGTAATATCTTGCCAATTTTCAGCCAATGCCTAGTATAATAGAATAGCATTGTATTATTTATGACTAGAGCAGTTGAACTTTTAAAAAATAGTTTTGGTGTAAGCCAGCTATATCAACATGACGTAGTAAAAAATGGAACACTAATTTTAAGTGTTTACTGGCATCCTCTTACTATTGCTGAAAGAGAATCAATAACAAAAAAATCAGATGCTAACGATCCAAATGATTTTGCATTGGCTTTAATGATTACAAAAGCATTAGATAAAGACGGTAACAGGCTTTTTCAAGATGGTGATAAAGCATCTCTTAGAAGAGAAGTTGAAGCAAATATTTTGCAAGAAATACAATTAGCGATGATAGAAGCTGGTCAAACTAAGGAGGTATCAGAGGCTAAAGCCGACTTGAAAAGCTAATAACGATTGGAAGTTTATTTTTTCATTAGCTAAAGAATTAGGAAAAACTGTTGCTGAACTTT